CCACCATCAGGATCACCAGCAAGTTGCACCCGAATGGCACTGTGATGAAGTGGAAACTTATCGGCTGGAAAAACAGCAACGTCCGTAAAAGTCATGCGGTATTCAGTCATTGATTAAGACTTCCATGTGTTGAGAATGGACTGTGCAGTGGCTTGAACCTGTAGCCGCTGCGCGATCACGCCACCTGCCTCGGCTGGATCGTACAGCTCGATCATGCGGTAATTGTCATGGCCATTTTGTTCGGCATAGACCGTAGCAGCAATGTGGGTCGTGAATGGACCCACTTGGACGTTGTGGATTTGAAGTGCGTAGTTCATGATTAGTCGATCCAGCTGCTGATTGCTTTGACCATGCAAAAGCCTGCCCATGCGCCTTTGTCAGAGATTAGGTCAGCAAGGCGCTGGAAGTCTTCTTCTTTGATCTTGTCCCAGCCAGTCTTGGGTGCGATGTAGCGGTTGATCAGATCTTCAGCAAGACATTCGCAGCGATAGTAGGTCATTTGATTAGGTGGTAATGAAAAGGGCACCGAAGTGCCCCGTGGGTGTTAAGCGCCAAATGCAAGCAGAACGGTGAGGATGCCAACGATGGTCCAGAGGATCAGTTGGCGTTCCTTGAGATCGTTGATCTGCTCGGCTTGGGTGTCGATCACTTCGCAGGATGCGTCGATGATGTCGGCCTTGGTTGAAGCGTGTGTGATGTTCATTTGATTTGATTTGATGGTGGGAGCTGTCTCCCGTGTACCAATCATACACCACAGTGCATAGTCTGTCAACTGCTGTGACAAAAGTTTATGGTGGACTTCCCGAGCTATCCTGTAGGCAGCCGTTGGCTCTGACAAATGCGAGCCTACGTCATGCAGGTGTCTGCCAAGGTTGTCATCCGTTCTGATATTGACTCGGATGATCTTGCTGCAAATATCTATAGCCAAATATCAGAATTTATTCGTGATGAAGAAGATTTGATTGATCTTGAACTTGAACTGTTCCCGTTGCCCGAGAACCTCAGTGGATCATCAGATCGATGGGACGACGCTGATTCCGAGGAAGGAGGCGAAGCGGCGGTGGCGTGATGCCGTGTTATTACGAAGTGATTACTGTTGCGCCTACTGCAACGAGCAACTAGGTCCTCGCAGTGCCACGCTCGATCACATCATCCCCAAGGTGCTTGGTGGGTTAACCGTACCAGAAAACCTTTGCGGCGCTTGCATCACGTGCAATGGCAGCAAAGGGCACCGTGACTGGCGTGACTGGTTTCGTGCTCAGGAGTTCTACAGCTTGACCCGTGAGGAAGCCATTGATTCCTGGCAGCATATTACCTAGTAATACTGCACATAGATTTCAGCTTGCCAAAGGTCGTTGGTGTACCGACAAATGGCACCATTCTGGCCACAAGCACGGTACATAGGTTCCTCGCCAAAACTGTGATCCAGCAGTTCAATCCACCGGCCAGGACCGCGATCCATCCGATCCAGCACTTTCCTTTCCATCGTCGTATAGCTCGCATCGAGCAGCAAACCGTCCTTTATTCTGCCGCGCCTCGGGGAACCCAAAGCTACATTCGTCACCTCTTGGCAACCAATGGATACAAGACCAGCATTTTGCTTTTTCATGGAATTGACTTTCAATGACTTCGATTGGTTGTTTTTGACGCAATGCCAAATAGTGGTACTGAGCACGAATATATGCTTCTCGCACGTCTGGTGTGCACAGGTCAATGATGGTTGGATCAATGCCTGGAATGCGATACCGAGCCCGCCAATTTGTGCTAAGGCTTAGCCGTTCAACAATGATTCTGCCGCTATATAGAACAATCATTCACTTTCGCCATACGCAGGCTCGTGGTACAACCGCTCAAGTTGCATCGATAGTGGTTCTACTGGTTCAGCAAATTTTTCCATGACCGTGGCTACCTGTGGATCTGTAGCATCTTGAACAACATACAAATGATCGTGACCATAGTGCTTGATTGCAATGAACCCCACTCGTGGACTTGACAGCAGAAAACGCACAGCGCAGTTTTCAAGCCAATTCAGAAATGGAGTTCCCATGATCTTGCTGCTAGTGCGCCACATCATTCAACCTCAGACCACTGCTGCCTGCTGACTATCCGAATGACCTGATTCCGGCTAATGCCAAACTGTTGTGCAATTGTTTGAGCACTTACGCCTTGCTGCTTGAGTTGTCGCAAGTGGCGCACATTGTCTTCGTTTAGAACCGAGTTGCGACGGTGTGATTTCATTGGATTTGATTGATTAGACGATTCAAGTACCACTGTGCTTTTTGCGCGTCCTGCAATGGATTGCCTTTGAGCCACATGCGAAGAACATACTTCAGCACCTGGCCTTGCAGGTAACCAGTCATCGGCGATGGTCCAGCTTGCACCGCACCTTCGATGACGTCGATGGCCTCGACAGCACCTGCGGTGTAGTGCGGCGGATGGTTGACCAGATCAGTCATCGGTGGCCAGTTCAAGCTTGATAGCAGCCTGGAAGTAACCTGCAATTTTCATGCGGGCAAATACCGGACCAGCATCAACGGTAGTTTTGTCCTCCACCCGTGCGTACTGATACCGCGCTTCTTCAAGCGCAGCCATAGTTTCGATGTTCAAGGTGTTCAACTATGCATCGTTGAGTTCTTTAATGTCCTCAAGCAAAAAGTTTCGACCAAGTAGATAGGACTTGAAAAACGGTTCATTCATGTTGATTGCCTAGGTGCTCCACGCTTGGGTGAGTTTTCTAATTCAGCCGCCATTTCAGCAGCTGCTCGGAGCAGTGTACTCAATGGAATGGGTTTTGATTTACGCCCAGTGGCAATGCGTAGAGCCATGCGGTAACCATGAGATGCGTTGCCGTTGCCTAAATCCCGTGCTGCGGCCACTTCTTGTTCAGTGACACGGATGTTGACTGTAAGGTTGCGCCGACGTTTAGACGTTTCACCTACACCCATTTGCCTAGTAGGTATTGGCGGCAGACTTCAATAGCTTGCTGCGCGTGTTTTTCGATCAGCACGGACTTGGTTTCGCCCATGGCAAGACATACCGCGTCATGCAACTCTTCGTAGTCAGTGTCTCGAAAGTTGGTAGCAATGTCAGCTGCGTATTCCTGCCACAGGCCGGTGTAGGTGCCACAGGTGCGACCGCTGCGTTCGTACAGCGCCTCCATGGTGACGTTGCGCTGATTGTCTAGTTGGAATCGCTTCATTTGATGATGTTGTACAAGTTTTGGCATTCCTGCCATGCTATTGAATTGTGGTGCAGTTGATCCATGCGGACACGGATCAATGCCTTGACATGTTCGCGTTCATGTTCGCGGCCAGCTTTGAACAAGCCAGCATCGGTAATCAGTGCTTCTAACCGCTGGAGAATGTCGTTCATGGCAGTTCAACTTCAGAACCGGGCCAGCGAGCCTTGGCGTACCTTATGGCAGCTGCTTTGCTTTCAGCACGCATGGTCACAGTCATTGGTTGCAAACGTGGTTGGTAGACGATCAAAGTGAACGATCTGGTTCGTGCATTGGAAACTGGTCTGGAAATGCCTTCACCACGTTTTACGCGAATGTCATCGTCAATCCAAGATAGGCATGGATTCCATTGATTGATGTTCATGGGATACGGACTTCTTTATGAGTAATAGGTGACAGCCATTCAATTTGATTCCAGTATTTGGACCAATCTGCAAAGGCTAGTTTTTTGGCTTCCATAAAAGTATCAGCCTTGACGCATTCATAGATGTTTGCATCTTTAATACAAAAGTAAAACCGTGTCATAAGTGTTTGGTTTCAATGTTTGTGCTTGACAGATCTAATTGCGAAATAATCCATGACTTGCCATAACGGTCCATGACGTTGTAGTGCGGCCAAGCTAGGTTTGGAACACGACTTGCAACAATTACTGTGGCACCAGGCAGCCATTTGCGGACATATGCTGTTTGACCGTCATAAAAACGCCATAGTTTGCGTTGTTTGCGATTGCCTAGACGATCTGGGCTTTGCAGGTAGGTTTCTTGATGGATGGATAAGGCTGGCACGCTTTTGATGGTGTAGCAGTCTTTGATTTGGATGGCAGTCATTTGTTTGTGGTGATTTTAGATTTTGTGGATTCAGTCAGTTCATAATGATGAGACGTGCCAGTGATACGCTGGATAGTGCCGTAATCCAACAGCACTGATAGTGCTCTTGTTGTAGCAGCTTTCCAACGTGGACCTTTTTTAAGTTGGCTGATGTCGCCTGGCCAGAAATCATCAAAAGTGGATTCAATGTAGGCATTCAGCATGATGGCTGAAAATGCCTTATGAAACACCGGCACTGTCATCAAAATTGACTCGATGACATTTGCCCAGTCTTGTTGGGTTCTGTATTTAAGATCAGGTTTTGCTAGTTCAGTTGGACTTGTTTGTGCAACCTGTCCGGTGAGTTGTTCGATCAAGTCAGCCGCTTGGCGCAGCAGTTCTGGCAGTGTTGCCAATGGATTTGATGGTGTTGGAATCAGTTCTTGCTGTTGTGCAAGACGCAGCGCGTCACCTTTTAGGTCACCTGGGAAATCAGGATGTTTGCCGGGTTCAATGCGCTTGGCTTTAATAACAGTTCCCGGTATTAAAGTTTCGAACCAGTCCTCGTTGTCAGGGCCAAAGATAATGCCTGGATACTCGCGGTTGTTGTACAAGTACGAGCACTTGGCCTGGTAGTTGCCTGCTTTAGTTTTTGATTTGCAGACGTAGTGAATCTTGGCTGGCAACTCGGTTGGAAGTTGCTGATCTAGTTCCATTTGGCTAATAATCATTTGTTGTTGTTGTAGTAAAGCCCCCGAAGGGGCTGGTTTCAAACTTCGTCCTCTTCTTCAGGAAAATAGTCGAGGATCAGATCTGCCAAATGTTCTGGCAAGTGACCGTACAACATCAGCGGTGCAACATCTTCTGGATGCTTAACTAGAACCTCTGCTAACGCATTGATGGCATCTAGTGTGTCGTCGTCAAGGTGTGGAAGTGACATGTGATTTGACTTGATTGGTGAGGTTGTGCCCCGTACATCAATTATACACTGTAGTGCATTGATTGGCAGTGGTGGTGACATAAGTTCACAATGCTGGTAGCATCATGGTGTCAGTACCTCTATTGCCGTGAACTTTGGCCAATGGATGCAAATTTCAATTCCAGCCGAAAAATCATTTGAACTGGAAGCCAAGTGCCGACAGCTTGAAAAAACCAAGAATGTCGGCAAATTGGCCTCCATGCTGTTGCGTCAAACCTACTTACAGCAGGAATACTTGCAAGCAGCAGTTCATGAGATCGCAAGACTTGAACTGCAACTCATGAAAGGAACCTAGAACGGCGTATCAGTTTGACCACCTTTAGGAGGTAGTGCAAAGTCGCTGACGCGTAGAACAATCTTGGATCCAGATGATCCGTTGTTCCGTTCGTAGACCTCGACATGGCCTTCACCGGACACAGTGACCTGTGAACCCTTGAATAGGTAGTTGGCGGCCACTGCTGCGCGTTTGCCCCATACAGAGCAATCAACAGCAGTAGTCACGTCTTCGCCTTTGATTTTTTTGTTACAAAGGATTGTGAAATTGGCAACCTCGTTATCGCCAACGGTGGCGGTGCGAGGGTCTGAAGCCAGATTGCCTACGGCAGTGATTTGAAGCATGGTTGTGTAGCGGTTGGTTTTGCGATCTGGAAGCAGTTAGCTGGCCAGAAACGCATTGATGAACTGGACGTGTGCTTGGGTCTTGATCTGCTTGGACAGGGCAGCATCGCTTGGCAGTTTGTACTCTTTACGAAATGCGGCTGACAATTCTTTGATGCGTTCTGGTGCCTTGCTATGCAGATCCGTCAATGATCGGATGACGATCTCGTATTCGCCTTCGTCAATGGGTGCGACTAGGTCAGCAGATGGTACTGCTGGTGCAGTTTGTTTTTTAGCGGCAGGTTTTGGCTTGGCTTCAGGTACTGCTGCTGATGCTGGAACAGTTTCTGTTGGTGTTGCACCGGCTTCTGCCACTTCTTCCTTGGCCCATAACTCGTAACCAAGTGACAGGCTGAAAGCTGCACAGGCGCAGAGTGCTCGGCGATGGGCATCGGTTAACGCTCTGGCGCTGATCTTGTCAAGCTGCACTGGGTTGTTCCTGTTGTCCATCACTGGGAACGGAAAATCAGCCGTGGCTTGATCTTCGGGACCAGTGAAGTAGCCAATCAGATAGCCAGTTCCATCTGGTGCTTGCCAAATGTGTCTGCCATCCTGATTTGGTTTGAGATGGAACTCCCAGCCGGGTGCGTGGGTGTGCAGGTGGTTGGCAATTTTTGCCCACGCAACGTAAGAAGCCGCGTAGCTGCCAGTGCCTTTGGTGTAGACATCATCCTTGGTGATGACGCCCGCAAGATTTGGATAGGTCATGAAATAGGTGTACAGGTGATGGTTGCGCCTGGCCGTTCATCGGGAACGCAGTAACGCTTGTAAGCATTGATCTCGATAACTTGTGAATCGTCATCGAACAGCACTTCGGTCAAGGCATCGAGGATGCCTCGCGTGAGTTTGTCAATATCACCGATGCTTTTGCTGGTGCAAAGGATTGGTGCATTGCGTGTGAGCTCTCCTTTGGATGTGTAGTGGGATTTTGGTCGCTGGAAGGTGAACACCACGGATACGGTTGTTGGACCACTGGTGCGCCAGTCAGTTGGTCTGCACTGCTGAGCAGCAAATCGAACAGTCTGCCGCCATGGTTTTAGATGACGACTGGCCTCGATCATGCGTCCATTGCCGAGAGCGCGTTTGCTGCCTTGTGGGCGGCTAGTGCCCTCAACAAAAAACGTGAGCGTCATTTGGTTTTGATTGGCGCAACGCAGTAGTAGGTGGTCACCTTACTGGTCGCCTTACCGGTGTGGCGTTCCTGTTCCTGTGCAGCCTTGATGGCTGGCGAGTAAGTCCAGGTTTCGCGTTGGCGGCGTTCAACCCTGATGTCGTCGAAAATGACGTGGCCTTTGTCGTTGATCAGGCTGTCAAGATCGCCAACCGACCAAGCAAGAGAAACGTCGGTGATGAGATTTTGTTTTTCCTCTTCCAGTTGTTTGATCATGGTGGAAATTTCGGCAAGTCGTGCCGCGATTGCGTTAAAGTCATCCATCACTTGAGCGTGGCGCCAACAGCAAGGCCGCCAATGACAAATGCTGCTGCTAACGGGAGACAGGCAGTTGAAGTGCCAAGTGCTAGCAGTGTAAAAGCGGATCCGAGTTTGATGATTTCCATTTGATTTGAGCTTTTGTGGTTCCGGGCTTCCCCGGTGGTTAAACAATACACGGGAATGCACCGCCTGTGCACCCAATTAACAAAAGTTAACGCTTTTGTTTGGGTTTTGGTTTGGCATTGGCTGGCTGCGCTTTGGCTGCCTTGCGTTTTTCGGTGAACACCTTGGCAGCAGCGATAGCTTCTGGTCTGCCTGGTGATTCGGCAATGCCTGCATTGGCAAGGATCCGCGTCCAATCCATCAAAACGGCAATGCAGTTTTTGCCTTATGGGTCATCAAGCAACCTTCCCAGGCGGCAAAACACTTCTCAGGTTCTTCGCTAATCACCTTGGTGACACCTGGGCCAACCACCAGCGTGCAGCACTTGTCCACCACCACTGACGGGTGGTTCAGGTTCAGACCATGCAGGTAGCCACCAAGCTGGGCCGTTGCGGCTTTGCGGGTTTCTACAGCGCGTTCCGTCTGAACCGTCTTGAAGTCCAGCAGCACCACGTGACCATCAGCGTCGCGTATGAGGCCGTCAAACATGCCTGCAACGTCGTGATGGGGTATCACGATGCCAAGCTCGACAGCCATCGTCTCAGCGCCTTGCAGGAGCCAGCAATCACGCAAGGCATCTACCCACGCCTTGTATTCGCCTTCAACCGGTTCCAAGCCAAGCAACAATGCCTCACCAGCCGTATGGACGTGGTTTCCGCGAGGTTCCCAGACGTGTCGTGTTTCATCAAATCGTTGCCGCAACTCCGGCGTTACCGGCTGGGCAATCTTGCTGACACTGTTACGGATCCACTCTCCCTGGTATCGATACCGATGAATATCTGCGTAAAATTCAAGACCAGGCACTGGGCGCAACATGACCTGGCAGCGGTGTGCATTCATGATACACTGTCTGGGCACACCAATGCAATGCCATGCCTAAGGTCGTAGTTGATGTCAGCCCAGAGACACATGCTTGGCTCCAGTCCAAATGCGGCCAATGGAAGCCACGGACAGCCGTTCTGCGCGAGCTGATTTACGAAGCCATGCTCCGTGACAAAGATCTGGATCCAGCAGAACCAGTCAAAACTGCATAAAAAAGCCGGTGGGCATGACACCACCGGCAAGCAACCCAACATTTCCGCATCAAGTATGCCACGAATTCGATCGACCGGCTTTTCTATCTGTCCGCACCAACTCACGGATCAGATGGCCAAGCCAGGTGGAAAGCAGCGCGTCTGCATCTACCTGTTGCTCCATCGCTACGGCAATGGAAGTGACCAAGGCTGCTACGCATCCGTCACCACTATGGCCAAGCAACTCGGGATGAAACGTGCCGACGTAATGGCCGGTATCAACTGGCTGATTTCAAATGGTTGGGCCACCTTCACCACCGCATCAGACGGTCGCCGCAGGCACATTTACCTCAACGCTGATCAGCAAAAAATCGGTGTCCAAAAGGGCACTGGTGTCCAAAAAGGCACCATTCCAATCGGTACCCAAAAAGGCACCGATATCGGTGTCCAAAAGGGCACCCTAACAAGAACCCATAAACAAGATCCCTCTTCTTCTTCAATAAGAGCTAAAGCTCTTATTTCAGACGAAGATCCGGTTCTCAGTTCAAAAACGGTAAAAACCAAAGCCAAGGCACTGTCACCAGATCTGGCTCAGCACGCCGATTTGATCCACTGCTTCTGGAAGATCAAGAAAGGTTCCAAAGGCGACATCGCCTGGAAACTGCTTTGCACCGAGCTGACAAAATTCCACGACAGCCTTGGGTCAACAGCAGTCGAGGAACAGCTCACGCAAGCCATCAACGGTAAGTGGGCTGGCATCAGTTACAGCCGCCACCTCCAGTTCAATCCGCACCTAGTCACAGCCACCATGTCCACCACACCGCAGTACGAGATCCGCTGATGGAACTTTTTGAACCAAAACTGGCAAATGCCTACGTCTGGGCCTGCACCGACAAGAAAGAAAAATCCTTTTCGCCAAAAATGCTGTACCGAGCCACATCCGATTCAACCTTCGACAAGCTTGCAATTGACCACGTACAGGTCACGGGAGAGCCTGTAGGCCGCTTTGACGAGGCTGGACGATGGTGCACCTATTGCGCGGCTATTGGCAGCCTTCACGGCGGTCTCCCGCGCTATGTGCTGCATCCTCATGCTGAGGCCGCACGCCAGAAAATCCTTCATCCCACACGCTGATGGCACTCACACCACTCGGAACTTTCTCTGGCACCGGCGAAACGCTGGCGCACATGGTTGCCAAAGGCCGTTGCACCATCGATGACCTAGACCACCGCGCACCAGGGTCTGATCCAAAATTTCAGCCGCAGAACATCCTTCGCAACTGGATCCAAGGCAACCAGTCCAAATGGGATAGCATCCGAGCCAAATACAACTTGCCTGCTGAGCCAGCAGTAGAAGCCAGACCATCGCCACGTGACTTCATTCCAGAAGATCTGCCGTTCTAGCCTTGTGCACAACCGTGTAGCATTGGTGCACATTCCTGATAACTTCAGGCACCACACCTTTGCTACAAACATTGCCTCATGGCAAAAAAAGGCACCAACATTGAAGTCGATGGCCGCATAAATGCCGTCTACGATCTTCTTTTGCACGCCTACAGTCGTACACAAATTGTGCAGTACTGTGCGGAACATTGGGATATAAGCGAACGTCAAGCCGAAAATTACATTGCAAGAGCTAGAAAATTTCAACAACTTGACGCTGAACTGGAACGCCCTGAATGGCTTGCAGCAGCCATTGCACGCCTTCAGGACTACGAACGCGAAGCAAGGCAACGCGGCAACCTTGGCATTGCCATCAAAGCCTTGGAAAACCAAGCCAAGCTGCTTCGCTTTGACATGAACGGATGAGCTTGCTCACCGGCATTGCTGAACCGTCACCTTTGCTTGGCTTCCTCGTAAAAGCCAATGAAGGTATGGAAGATGTGCTGCAACGCATCCGCAATGATCTGCACCCAGGTCAGCTTGCATTCGTTGACGACCAGGTAACCAGCATTCTTGGCGTCTCTGCTGGCTACGGCGCTGGCAAGACGCGGGCACTATGCGCCAAGGCTGTGCACCTTGCCATGGCCAACCAAGGCTTCATTGGCGTCGTGATGGAGCCTACGGGTCCGCTGATTCGCGACATTTGGATGACGGATTTTGATGACTTCCTTGAGATGTACGACATCCCGTACACCTTTCGAGCGTCACCACTGCCGGAGTACACGCTGCATTTACCCGGCGGTGATACCAAGATTCTTTGCCGCAGCTTTGAGAACTGGCAGCGGATCATCGGCATCAACGGCGCTTGGATCCTGGCTGACGAGATCGACACGGTAAATCCAGCAATTGCCAACAAAGCATTTCCCAAGATTTTGGGCCGCTTACGTGCTGGCAATGTGCGTCAATTTGCAGCTGCCTCGACGCCTGAGGGCTTCCGCTGGATGTGGCAGACCTTTGCCAGTGAAGACGGCAAGGGGCGTGAGGATCGGCGACTGATCAGGATGCGCACGCAGGACAACCCATACCTACCGCCTGACTTCATCGAGCGGATGCAGGCCAACTATGACCCGCAACTGCTTAAGGCATACCTGGACGGAGAGTTCGTCAACCTCACCACTGGTCAGGTCTATGACCGCTTTGATCGCGCCAAGCATGTGGCCGTACAAATGCCGGACATCAGCCGCGAGCCTTTGCGGATCGGCGTTGACTTCAACGTTGGCAATATGTCTGCCGTGATCGCGATCCGCGTTGGAAAGAACCTCTATGTCGTGGATGAAGTCAGCGGTGCTCATGACACCGACGCACTGGCCCAAAAGATCAAGGCACATTACCCAGACCACAAGATTTACGTTTACCCAGACGCCAGTGGTGGCAACCGCAGCACAAACGCAACACAAACCGATATTGCTATTCTCGAAAGCTATGGCATGTCTAACCAGTCACCTAAAGCTAATCCTCCTGTCCGGGATCGGGTGGCTGCTGTTCAGGCTTTGCTGGAAAATGGCAAAGGGGAAGTAAGGCTCAAGATCGCTGCATCATGCACCAAGATGATCCAATGCCTAGAACTTCAGAGTTACACCGAGAAAGGTGATCCCGACAAGGACGGTGGTTACGACCACATGAACGACGCGGTTGGTTATCTCATCTGGCGTGAGTTCAACCCGCTACACGCTGGTGCTGGCAGAGGAACGGGTATCAGGCTCTATTAGACTGCGCGAATGATCTGGTAAGTACATGGCCCGCCGCTACTCACGAGACAACCGAGGCCGCTTTGCAAGTGGCGGTAGCAGCAGCGGTGGCGGTGGGAAGGTTGGCGCTACAGCTCGTGGCGGCAGACTTCGTACGGCAGCAGGTAATAAGCGGGCAACTCAAACGACTAAGGCAGCGCCTGCCAAACCATCTGGAACGATGGCAGGGAAAGTAAAACGGAATCCGGCGGCAGCCAGCAAAATTGGTGTGACAAAACCCGCAAAATCTAAAACCAATAAATCGGCGGTAAAAACACCTTTACAAAAAAACAAAAACAAAAGGCAACGATTTGATCTTATGAGTCAAGATCGCATGGGCAGCATACCACTTGGAACAATAGGAAAGACAAAAAAAGAACGTGAAATTGCAAGAATTGACATGCCCGCTGAAAAATGGAAAAATTATGTTACAGGGCGCAAGGCTCAAGAAAAAATTATCAGCAATCGCAAAAGAACCGAGCTTGCGCAAAAACCTAAATTCAGGCCTGGAAGACTAATGAATGCTAACGCATTTCCTGTAAGTGCAATATCAAAACCCAAAAAAATAAAACATGGATACGGTACAGATAAAAAAGCAAATATCCAAAATGCAATTAAACAAGCGCAAAAATCAATGCCTGACTTGCCAATTGAACTGGTAAGAAGAAGCAGATCCGGAACAATGGCATCGGTATCCATGAACCTACAATCAGGACAAAGGAGGTTAAAAATAAATACAGCTCATCCATTCTGGAAGAATCCAGCAAAAGAACAATTGGATAGTCGTAGACAAGGGCTTTTTGCAAGTGCCAATCCTAAATCAATTATTGGGCATGAAATTGGTCATGCAAAGCACAGAACACTTGGAAAACAGCAGTATTTTGACGCTAATTCACTTAAAATGGCTAAACGAGTTAGCAAATATGCCACAACAAATGTCAATGAATTTGTTGCAGAAGTTAAAGGTGCAAGATCAGTGGGCAAACGCCTTGACTATCAGGTAATGCGTGCTTATCGCGCTGCTGCTGGGCTACCAGCTAAACCCAAACCAAAATTTCGTCCAACCAAGCCCAAAAAGAAGTAAGCTGACCATGCACTACTCCAATCCAATGGAATCCTTCCTAGACGCGCTGGACGACCTGATCGTTGACAGTGCCGAAGAACTGACTGCTATCGAACTGCTTGGCGCGTTGCAGCTCACGCAACAGCGCATTGCCTTGGACATCCTCACTGCTGGTGAAGAAGACGAAGAGGAAGCAGCATGACTCGACCCATCGTTACTGCTGTCGGTCGTGCACTCAAACCCAAGGGTGACGAGCCACGCAAGCATCAGGTGATCAAGGTTGATTCAACCGGCCAGGCACGAATTACAATCGACCGCGTTCTCCCGCAGTAGATTGTAAGAAAGTAGCGGCGCTGCATCGTGTATTCCGGTTACAACCCGTACAACATGCAGCTGACCCGCAAGGTTGCTGCGGTCAACGATCCAAACAGTGCCTGGGCCAACATGGAGCCCCATTGGATCCTGATCGAGGATCTGATGGGTGGCACCTACGAAATGCGCCGTAAGCATCGCCGCTACCTGCCGCAGGAACCACGGGAAGAAGACGAGTCATACGACAACCGTCTAGCACGTAGCGTTTGTCCGCCGTACTACCAGCGCCTTGAGCGGATGTTGGCTGGCATGTTGACCCGCAAGCCGGTACGCCTTGAAGAGGTGTCCGATGTGGTGCGTGAGCAACTGTTTGATGTAGACCTACAAGGCAACGATCTCAACATCTGGACCTATGAACTTGGACGCAAGATGGTTCGTTATGGCCATGCTGGCGTCCTCGTTGATGCTCCTGCTGCTGGTGAAAATGGACGACCATACTGGGTGACCTACACGCCACGGGATATCCTTGGCTGGCGCACCGAGATGAGTGAAGGTGCCCAGAAGCTGACCCAGTTGCGGCTGATGGAACGCATCGTGGTGGCCGATGGTTTATACGGTGAAAAGCAGATTGAACAAATCCGAGTGCTAACGCCTGGTGCATTTGAACTGCATCAACGCAGCGAAAAATCAAGTTGGGAGATCGTTGATGAAGGCACCACCAGTCTCAGTGAGATCCCATTCAGCGTTGCTTATTCCAACCGCCTTGGCATGTTTGAGTCGCGGCCACCGATGGAAGACATCGCTGAACTGAACCTGAAGACGTACCAGATCCAGTCCGACCTAGACAACATGCTGCACATCAGCGGTGTTCCGATGCTGGCGTTCTACGGCTTCCCAACAGCAGCCGAAGAAGTTAGTGCTGGCCCTGGTGAAGCAATTGCATTCCCCGAAGGTGGCCGTGCCGAGTACATCGAACCGGCTGGCAAGTCTTACGACTCGCAGTTCAAGCGGCTGGAGCAACTTGCTGGTCAGATCAACGAACTTGGCCTGTCCGCCGTGCTTGGCCAAAAGTTATCCGCCGAAACTGCCGAGGCTAAGCGCATCGACCGCAGCCAAGGCGACAGCACCATGATGGTGATTGCTCAGCAGGTGCAGGACACAATCGATAACAGTCTGCGGTTCCACGCCGAGTACCTAAACATCCCACAAGCTGGTAACTGCATCGTCAACCGTGACTTTGTTGGTGCGCGTCTTGATTCAGCCGATCAACTTGCGCTGCTTCAGATCTATACCGCTGGCGTGATCAGCCAAGAAACACTGCTGGAACAATTGGCCAACGGTGAAGTGCTTGGCGATGACTTTGAAGTTGAGGAAGAACTGATGGCCACACAAAATGGCGGCCTGATGGAAATGAACGGTGGTCAGCAACAGCAACAGGATCAGAAGCAACCTGACCAGGCATACCAAGGAGATCAGCAGTCAATTCCCGAGGACATCAGCACTGAAGGGCAATGACCTATAGCGGCGGCGTCACCCAGCGGCTGCTTGACATTGACCAGTTCAAGCGGCGGATTAACCGCAACGATCCTGTTGCGAACATTTACCGCAATGCAATCGACCTGAACCGCTACAGCAACGCCGTAGCAAACCAAGTGGTAACGGCATACAACGACGTTATCCTCAGCGCAGTGGATGACCTGCGCCGTATTGACATGGGTGTGGCTACAGCAGGTGGTGGCATCGTGTCCCCTGCTAGCTACCAGGCGCAGCGACTGCGGGTGATCCTGGCCCAACTGCGGGAGTCGCTCGATACCTGGGCAGGCACCAGCACCGCGCTGGTATCGGGTGAATTACAAGGCTTGGCTGAACTGCAAACCCAGTTCATCACTGATCAGATGCGCCTTGCTATCCGTGGTGGTGTGGCCGATGCGCGTGAGCTGCTGCCATCCCAAGTGGATGCGTTGCAGATGGTGCAGACCGTGCAGGTGGCGCCAAACTTTGCAGCAACCGTGGTCAGCGTTGATCCCACCGCAATCAACTTCACGCTGCCCGGCACTGGCGCCTTTAACCTCACCGCTGGTCAAGGTGCAGCCATCACGCTGCCAAATGGGCAGATCGTCGAAAAGGCATTCCGTGGTCTGGCTGAGTCGCAGGCGCAGATGTTCAATACCGTGGTGCGTAACGGTGTCTTGACCGGCGAACCAACGCCACAGATCGCACGGCGCCTGGTCGGCAACCTTGATTTTGGGCAGCAGGCCATGTCAGTCCGGCAACGTGCTCTTGCTGGTGGTGAGGTGACCAAAATGGCAAACAACCAAGTGCTTACCATCGTGCGGACCAGTGTGCAGGACGTAAGCAACCAAGCCAGTCAGCAGGTGTACCGCGCTAACCAGGACATCACCGGCAAGTACAGGTACGTTGCCACGCTTGACGGTCGCACGTCAGCTATCTGCCGATCACTGGATGGCCGGGAGTTCAAGTACGGCGATGGCCCGACGCCACCTGTTCACTTCAACTGCCGCAGCACCACCATCCCGATCATCGACTACAAGGCACTTGGTATCCCACCACCGGACTGGGGAACTGGACCCAGCAAGCGTGCATCAGCCGATGGTCCGGTGTCTGGCAGCTTGAACTACGGCGAATGGCTCAAGCAACAACCGAAGGCATACCAAGCAGAAGTGCTTGGTTCAACTCGTGCCGCCTACTTCAACAAGATTGCCGAGAAAGTTGGCCCACAGGAAGCCTTGGCACGCATGGTCCGCGAAGACGGCAGCGAAGTAACGTTGAAAGAGCTACAGCAAAAATATGACAAACCCTAAGATCCGCTACTACCTTGACGGTCGCGTTCACTCCGACTGGGTTGAGGTCGCAGTTGGCGAGGCTGTTGTAGTCGCACGGCTACAGAAAGTGGAAGACGGCACCATCCAATGGGTTGATCAGTCCGGCCTACCATTAGGTCAGACGGATTGCATTACCCATGGCCAAGAAACCAACCAAAGCCGACAAGAAAGTGGCAAAGGTGATGGGAGAGTTCAAGCGGGGAACACTCAACACCGGCAAACCAGGACCAGGAAAAGGTCCCAAGGTGAAAAGTCGTAAGCAGGCAATTGCCATTGCACTAAGCGAAGCAGGTAAGACCAAAAAATCCCGTAAAGGAATGAAATGATGTTTGACAAGCATGTAGGACCCAAAAAATCCCGTAAAGGAATAAAGTGATGCCTAAAAAATCTGGTCTTTACAGCAACATCAACGCCAAACGCAAACGGATTGAATCTGGTAGTCATGAACGCATGGCGCATCATGGCGAAGAAGGTCGCCCAAGTGCAGCAGCATTCAAAGCAGCCGCCAAAACCGCCAAACCACGTTTTACGTGGACAGCAAAACCTAACCGCGCTCCTGCTGCTTGATCCATTCCTTCAAATCCACCACATAGCCACGCAGCAGTGTTGCCTGCTTTAAATGCCATTTGTCACCCGTGGCCAGATACAGCAAGGAATGATTGTCCACGCCATGCAACGCTTCCTTGATCACCGGGTTCCAACGTTCCCGAATCGTTGTGTTCCACTCGCGCTTGGCCACGACTGAAAAGCGTCATACACTGTGCATGAACACCCTACGGGCATTTCATGACTGACGATGTGATCCAGGAACCTACGGTGACTGGTGGCGGCGACACAGAAGCACTCAAACGCAGTATTGAGGCACTGGAACGCAAAAACTATGAGTTGATCGCCAAACTCAAAGAAAACAAAGCCAAGGCACCTGCCGTTCCTGATGGTGTCAATGTTGATGAATTGATCGAGTTCAAAAGGAACTACGAACAACAACAACTAGAACAACAAGGCAAGTATGGTGAGGCACGACAAGCACTTGAACAGCAGTTTCGTGCAGCAACAGCCGAAAAGGATCAACGCATCAATGAACTTGAAAGCCGTGTCCGCGAACTAGAACTAATGACGCCTGCCATGACGGCATTGGCTGAAATTGTTCACGATCCTGATTACGTCCTCAAAAGCAAACTCACCAGCGATCAAATCGAACGCGAACCAGATGGCACCGTCGTTGTGGTCGATGGTTACCAGCGCACTCCTGTTGCTGAATGGGCCAAGTCACTTCCCAACTGGATGCAAAAAGCACCCAAGCCACAAGGCAGTGGTGCACCAGCCGGTCGCAGCAGTGGCATTGAAATCACTGGTGTAAAGAATCCATTTACACCTGAAAACTTCAACCTCACTGAACAATCACGCCTATACAAAACTGATCGTGATATGTACGATCGATTGAAGGCAGCCGCTAACCGCTAAGCTGTACGCATTAGCAGCAAGGTTACGCCGAGCCGCTGGGTTACGCCCGCAACGCACAAAACACTCTTTGGAGAAACACCGTGGCGACTCTTCGCTCCGATGTCATCATCCCCGAGATTTTTACTCCCTATGTGATTGAGCAAACCACCGTGCGGAACGTGTTTCTGCAAAGTGGTGTTGCACAACCCATGGCCGAGCTAAATGCTACGGAAGGTGGTGATTTCGTAAAAATCCCTTTCTGGAAAGCAAACCTCAGTGGCGACGCTGAAGTGCTAACCGATTCCACCAGCTTGATCCCAGGCAAGATTTCTGCTGACACTCAAGTTGGCGTGATCCTGCACCGTGGTCGTGCTTGGGAATCCCGTGACCTGGCTGCTCTTGCTGCTGGTGCGGATCCTATGGCCGCTATCGGCGCCAAAGTTGGTGAGTACATCGCCAACCAACAGCAAAAAGATCTGTATAAGGCTCTTGAAGGTGTGTTCGGTGCCTTGACTGGTTCTGATTCACCTGCCTTTACCGATCTGCGCTTTGATACCAGCGGTATGGGTCCTCTGGGTCCTCGTCAGGTTGCTCAAGCACGCGCCAAACTTGGCGATCAAGGCGACAAGCTGGCTGCTGTTGCTATGCACAGCGCTTGCTACTACGACCTTGTTGAGCGCAAGGCAATTGACTATGTGACCAACACAGAAGCTCGTTTGAGCACTTCTGCTACTGGTGCCAGCACCATCAACGCTATTGGTGGTTCTGTTGCTGGTTCTTTCAGCAACGATTACAGCATTCCTACCTACATGGGTATGCGCGTGATTGTTTCTGATGACATCACCAACAGTGGTGGCAACTACGCTTGTTACTTCTTCACCAACGGCGCTATCGCCACTGGTGAGCAAGCTGCACTGCGTACTGAGACTGATCGGGACATCCTGGCCAAGTCGGACGCCATGGCTGCTGACTGGCACAACGTGTTCCACCCTGTTGGCGCCAAGTGGGCGGTGACTACCACCAACCCCACCCAGGCACAACTGGCAACCGTTGGCAACTGGTCGAAAGTGTACGAAACCAAGAATATTGGTATCGTGCGTGCGACCATCACCTCCAACTTCGATTGATAGGAGGAACTAACCATGGCTTCGATTTTTGAACTGGAGCAGCCGTCTTTTGGCCGCCACTCCACTGGCAAACTGTTGCTTGCTGCAACTGATGCCAATACCACGTTGAGTGCTGCACAAGCTGTTTCGAGCATCGTCACGATGACTCCTACAGCTAACCGCACACTCACCACTCCCGTGGCTGCTGACATCATTGCTGAACTTGGCCCCCAAGCCAAGATTGGCCAAACCTTCGAGGTTAATGTTGTCAACCAGGCAGCTTCGACTTATACGGTCACCTTCACTGCTGGCGCCACAGGCGTCACCGTAGTTGGTGCCGCTGCTGTCTCAGCAGCTAGTGGTGGTACTTTTACTGGCCGTGTTGCTTCTGCAACCACGGTTGTGTTTTACCGTTCCTGAATGGGACTTTTTGCCTTCCGGCGACTGCGTGAACAGGAGGCTGCCTCTAACGAGGTGGCCTCTTTTTCCGTTGAAGAGCCAGCTACTGTAGAAGTAGCACCTGAAGTAATTACCGAGCCGGTTAATGGCAATCGCCCTAGACGCAACAATCGGCGGAAGTTCAGCGAACACCTACCTGACGCTGGCTGACGCGCAAGCCATTGTTGATGGTCTGGTGCTTGATGCGGACGTGACCGCATGGGGCACTGCGACCACCGACGCTAAGAACCGCGCACTGTATACCGCTGCTCAGAGGTTGGACCGTGAACGTTTTCTTGGTGCTCGCGCTACTGACACCCAGTCAATGCAGTGGCCGCGAACTGGAGTACGCAAGCCTGATACCTATATCAATACCTATGCAACAGGCTTCCCATTTCGGATTACCACTGACTACTTCACTGATAGTGAGATCCCTCCACAGATCAAGCAAGCACAGGTGGTGCTGGCCGTCTATCTCAACAACAACACTGATAGCCTCGGCCTGAACGGTCTTGAGGATTACAACAGCGTCACCATCGGCCCGATCAGCGTCAGCATGAATACCAGCAGTCCACAGGTTGGCGCAGATAAGGTGCCACCAATGATGGAACGGTATCTGACTGGCCTTAGAATCAGTGGACCTGGCAACATTGCAATTCGACGATCATGAGCATTTTTCTTGGTGGTGGTGATGCTGTAATCCGCGCCGGACTTGAAATCCCGACGCATGACTACATCAGTAACACTTATGACGGCAGTGGCAACCTAACGGGTGTTGCATATTATCGCGGTGGGTCTGGCGGCAAATTGGTGGCAACGCTTACTCTGACTTACAACGTCAGCGGCAACTTGCTTACCGTTACCCGGAGCTGACCGTGACACGGCTTGACATCGCTACTGGTGGGATTCTGCAAGGCGTTGACTTACTACAACTTGATGGTGATGAAACATTTTTTTTCAATCTGAATGGAGAACTTAAGCTTGCGCCGTTGATCGGCACACAACTTCTTGAGTTTCTTGCAGCAGAGAATTTTGATTTGCTGCTGTATGAAAATAGTGACAAAATCAAACTAGAAGGTGCAGCATGACGTTATCTCATTCACTTCAGAAGACTGCTTCCAAATTGATGAGCAAGTTTGGTGGTGCGTTGACCTACAGACGTGTCACCAGCGGAACCTACAACGCCACCACAGGCACTGTGAACGAGACAGCGACAGATTATGCCTTACGTGGTGTGTTACAGGATGTGACAGCTCGTGAGGTCAATGAGCTGATCCAAGCCGGTGACAAGCGGCTGTTTATCGCAGCAACCGATCTAGCCATAACGCCTAACACCGCTGATCGCGTAATCATCAGCACTGTCTCACATCAGATCATTAGCGTGCAAACCATCGAACAAGACAACCTGCCAATTACTTATGAACTGGTCTTGCGAGCCTGATCATGGCAAGACGCATCAACATTGTTGACATTGGTGACTTCTGCGAGGAGCGGATGAATCAGTTGATGCGTGTCGTGGTGCTGGAAACTGATCAGCAGGTAAAGACTCAAAGCCCAGTAGATACAGGTCGCTTTCGTTCCAGTTGGGCAATTGGTGAGAATGCAACCGGTAACTACGACGCTGGCATTGGTGGATCATTGGCGCCTGTTGGCATCAATTACACACCTGGCACAGAACGTATAGCCAATGTTTATCACGTTCACAACTCATTGCCATACGCTGAGCCATTAGCCAATGGCCATAGTTCTCAGGCACCAGCAGGATGGATCGACATCATTGCTAGACAGATGACAAATCGTGCTAAGCAATTGGCAGACACTATCGGGAGGCAAGGTTAATGGCTGCACTGGATGTCAATGCAATCCGCGCCATCGTCGAAGGCAGACTTGCCACCGAACTGGCAACCGCACCACCAATCCCCGTGGTGTTTCATAACGTGGCCTACACGCCCACACCAGCCAGCACCTGGGTGCAATGCACCGTCAGCTTTGGCAATAACAACTACTTGACAATGGGCAACCTCACTGGTGCCAGTAACAGTGTCATCGGCGTAATTGTTGTAAATATCTTCTCTGCCAAAGGTGTTGGATCTGGCGTCAATTTCACTGTCGGCAAAAGAGTACGTGACCTTTACAATAGAATTGTCGTATCAGGGGTTCGTTTTGATCCCCCAACTGGCCCAGAGGTGGTGGCCACGCCGTCTCCCGAAGGGTACTTCCAAACACAGGTCAGAATGACCTTTGAAACCTTCGAGGATCTCTAACCATGGCTTTTTACCGAGGCGAACAAGGCTCCGTCAAGTTTGACGATGCCGGTTCTGCTAACACCACCATTGCATCCACCCGTTCATGGTCAATGACCATTGAAAAGGACGTGTTGGAAACCACCGCTCTTGGTGCGACCTACAAAAGCAATATCGGCGGTCTGATCGCCGGGTCTGGCAGCGTCGAGCTGATGTACACCGCCAGCAGCGCCGACGAAACCAGCACATTTATTAAGGCTGCTAACACTGCAACCGATCAAGGCGTGGCTACCTTCGAGTTGTTCCTTGATACCACCGGCACCAAGAAGATCAGCTTTACTGGTTTGATCACTTCTGCCGATTACAGCGCCACAGTTGGCGAGTTGGAGGTTATTACCTGTAACTTCGTGACCACCGGCACCATCACCACCTCGACGATCTGATCATGGCTTTCTATCGCGGCGAACAAGGCACCATCTTTTTTGATAAGGATGCTTCTGGTGCAGCACTCAGCGAAATTGCTGCTGTGCGTTCCTGGTCTATGACCGTGGAAAAGGATGTCATGGAGACAACTGCTCAAGGTGCTACATACAAGGCCAACATTGGTGGTCTGATTGCTGGCAGCGGCAGCATGGAAATCATGTATGACGCTCCCAGTGCTGGTGACAAACTTGACCTGCTCAGGGATGTCAACGTGGCAACCGACGAAGGCAACGCCAACGTTGAGTTGTACCTTGATGAAACAGGCGGCAAGAAGATCACTGGTGCCATCGTGATCACATCTGCTGATTACGGTGCTACGGTTGGCGAACTGGAAGTGGTGACGGTTAACTTCACCATGAACGGTGCCATTACTACCTCGATCTAATGCCTGCATCACCACGCCCCGTTGATCTACTCACCGGGGCTTTTGACCTAAACCAGCGGCGTCAATTCAACATCAAGAAGGAAGATGGCACCGTAGTGCTGTCGCTGTACTTCAAGCCGATAACCCGCGCTGATCGCAAGCGTGCGTCTGGTCTTGCTGGATCAGAGGAAGCCTTGGACATCAGCACCCAAATGCTGTGCCACATGGCCGAGCTGGAAGACGGCACCAAAGCATTTGTATCAGCCGATGCAGCCAAGCTGCAACGCGAGCTGCCCGAGTCGGTGCTGAACGAACTGGAACTGTTCTTGTTTGGTCTTGGTGCACCTGAGCCGCTGGAAGAAGCAAAAAACGACTAGAGGCCGATAGCTGGCTTTACTTTGAAATGTTCCTAGCTACTGAGCTAGGCATGACGGTAAGTCGGCTTCGGCAGGAATTGACGGATGCAGAGTTAATCCACTTTGCTGCCTACTACGAGCTGAAAGGCAAACGTGAGCGTGAGGAAATAGACAAAGCCAAGCGGCGTAGCTAGTAGACTGACGCAATAGCAGTGGTCGATCCGTGGCAGTAGCCAACATAGCGATTGAGGTAAATGGCCAGCAGGCGGCCAATGCGCTTAAGCAAATAACAGTTGCATCCAAACAACTGGAAAATGCTGTTGGCGGTACGACTACAAAAATTAACAATCAAAATGCGGCAACAAATTCAGCATCAAACCAGTTAAAAAATTACAGCAGAAGCACCCAGGTTGCAACTGCTGCAACAAATGGGTTGAAGGGTGCCATAACAAACCTTGTTGGAGCTTTCACTCTTGTATCAGCAGCTAAATTTGTATTTGCAAAAACAGCAGAACTTGAAACGCAAACCAAAAGCCTTGAGGTTCTAACTGGTAGTGTTACAAAAGCAAAAGCGATCATTCAAGAACTTCAACAGCTTGGTGCGGTTACGCCTTTCACAAGTACAGAGTTAATTGATACTGCTAAACGTCTTAATGCTTTTGGTGTTGAAGGCGATAAGGTTGTTGAAACTACTAGGCGGCTTGCCGACGTAGCAGGTGCAACTGGTGCAGAACTTCAGGGTTTGGCCACGGCTTATGGTCAAGTTCAAGCAAAAGGTCGTTTACAAGGTGAAGAATTATTGCAGTTCCAGGAACGTGGAGTTGCACTTCAACAAGAACTGCGGAAGATGTATGGCCTATCTGGCGAAGAATTTCAAAAGGCACTCAGTAAAGGTCGCATCAGCGCAGAAGCGGTTGAAGTTGCAATTAAACGATTAACAGATGCAGGTGGGAAATATGCAAACGGCGCAGTAGCACAAAGCGATACACTCCAAGGTAAATTCAGTACTTTGATTGACAATGTAGAACAACTTGCTAGAACTATTGGTGTTGTGTTGACACCAGCCTTAAAGGCAATTTTCTCTCAAGCTATTCGAGTAGTTGATGCAATCAATACAGCACTTGCAGCTGGTAGAGGAGGTGGTTTTGCGCGCAACCTGGCTGGAGCTACTGGAGCAATCAATCTGGGAGCAACATCAGAAGGTGTGGACCGTATTGCTAAAGGCATCAGCCAAGTTAGTAGCCAAAGAAATAAAGCTGGCATTCAACAAAACTTGCAATACCTAACAAATTATCAAACAATTTTGCAACGAATTGGCACACAAGATCCAAATGCTAGCCGTGCTGTTCAGTTGCAAGGTGTTATTCAGCAGAAAATCCAGCAAAATTTAGCGGCACAGCAACAGCTGAACAAAGCCCAAGCAGGAATGTTCAAGTCAACTGCAATACCTGCGCTACTTGCTGAGACTGGCGGTAGCAAGAAAAAGAAAGGCAAGACTGATGCTGAAAGAGCTGCCGAAAAAGCAGCAGCTGAAGCATTGCGTTTGAAAAATTCACTAGGAGATATAGGAACTGAACTGAGTCTTAAGCAGCAGATTTATGGTCTAGATAACAAGATTTTCGAAGCCAATCTGATCAACGATAAAGAAACCGCTATTCGCCTTGAAGGTGAAAAGCGACTAGCGCAAATCAAGGCTGAAATCACAAAACTTGAATATGACAAGCTAAAACCACAGGAACTACAAGCAAAAACACAGTCGCTGTTACAAGACAAAGTAATTGCCCAACGAAACACCCAACAGCAACTGATCTTGAATCAAGTGCAAGTGGCTAAGCAGGCTGAAGCCGCAATACGTCCAATTATCCAAGAAAACGAATTACTACAGGCCAAAATCAACGGCACAGAACTTGAATATCAAAAACGATTGTTGATTCAGCAGATCATGCGTGACAACCCTACACTTCAATTGCGTGACGCTGAAGCGGTTGTAGCAAAAAATGAAGCATTGCAAAAACAACTAAAAACAGTAGAGGATCTAAACGCAATCTACAACCAGATTGGTACCTCAATTACGAGCGGCGTTTTAGACAGCATTACGGCAGCCGTAGAAGGCACCAAGAGCCTTGGCGAATCGGCAGCACAAGTGCTTAAAGACATCGGCAAGCAACTCCTTAAGAGCGGCATTATGCAGCTGCTGACCAGCCTTGCTGGCAATGACGGAGTTGGTTTTTTCAGCTTCTTGACTGGCACCTTAGGCAAACGCGCCATGGGAGGCCCCGTTAGCGCCGGATCGTCCTACATGGTTGGCGAGCGTGGCCCCGAGTTGTTCACGCCTAAGCATGGCGGCAGCATTGTTCCAAACAACGCACTTGGCGGCGGCAGCACCAACGTCGTGGTCAACGTGGACGCCAGCGGTTCCAGCGTTCAAGGCGATCAAGCGCAAGCCAAGCAACTTGGTGTTGTCGTTTCTGCTGCGGTGCAGGCAGAATTGGTCAAACAACAACGCCCTGGCGGTCTACTCGCTGGCACACGACGCTAATGGCCACCTTTCCATCAATCACGCCAACTTATGGCGCCCAGAAAACCAGCCAACCCAAGGTGCGGCAAACGCAATTTGGCGATGGCTACGCTCAGAGAATTCAATTTGGCCTGAACCAGAATCCAAAATCATGGAGCCTTACATGGGAAGTATCGGAAACCGACGCGGACACCATTGAGGCATTCCTTGATGCACGGGCTGCTGATGCCGCGTCCTTTTCCTGGACTCCGCCAGACGCAGTTACCTCCTATAAATGGATCTGCTATGACTGGTCAAAATCAATCCCGTACTTAAACCGCGCCACAATCCAAGCAACGTTTGCGCAAGTCTTTGAACCCTAATGACAGTCCCTGTATCAGAGCTTCAGAAGATTGCGCCAAGTGCAATTATTGAGTTGTTTGAATTGCAACTGATTACAGCAATTCATGGCGCTAACACAATCTATCGTTTTCATGCTGGCACCAACGCAACAACTGCTAATGGCAATGTTGTTTGGGCTGGCAATACGTACCAAGCATTTCCAATCGAAGCAGACGGTTTTGAGTACAGCGGCAATGGGCAGCTCCCACGTCCAAAGATCCGCGTAAGCAACATCCTTGGAACCATTACCGCAATCATCCTGGCTACACCGCTTGAGGGCGCCAAGGTCACACGTATTCGCACGATGGCTAGATATCTTGATGCGGTAAATTTTGCTGGAAACAACTTGCTCTTGTGGAGCGAAGACATTACGCAAACAGTTTATTTTGTAAGCCAATGCACAAAAACATCAACGACTACTATCACTCTTACCGGAACGTCTGATCCTTATTGTGGTCAGCAAGTAGGAAGTCTGGGATCAATTCTCAATCGCACATTTTCAGCAGGCGTAAAACTAAAGGGCATTGGCGCTTCAATTGGTAAGTACGTTAGCCTTTATTTATACTCGTCATCAACAAATGAAGTTGCCAATGTACAAGTAGGCCCATTGACAAGCGAATACCAACTTTTTACAATTACCTACACATTTGTTAGCTCCACTAACACTGGCATACAGTTTCGAGTTGATGCCGAGCTTGGGACAGGATGGTCAATAGGCCAAGCATTTGATGCTACAGAATGGCAAGTAAATGAAGGCAGTTTACTTTTCCCTTACCAACCAACTTTTAGCACACAAAATCCTTACGGCACGCCGGATCCAACCGCTGAGTTTCCTCGTGAAATCTATTACATAGATCGCAAATCAGCAGAAAACCGCGATGTTGTTGAGTTTGAACTTGCAGCAAGTTTTGATCTTATCGGCGTTAGAGCACCAAAACGCCAGTGCATCAGCAACATTTGCCAGTGGGTTTACCGCTCAGCGGAATGTTCTTACACCGGCACCAACTATTTCACCGAAAGCGATGTAGCCACTACTCTTGCCAATGATGTCTGTGGTAAGCGCGTAAGCTCTTGCAAGGCTCGTTTTGGTGCAACTGCACAACTTCCGTTTGGATCGTTTCCAGGCGTTGGCACCTACTTCACATGAACGACATCACACGTACTGTTGCATTGCAACACGCCAAGGTCGATGATCCTCGTGAGGCTTGCGGATTGGTGGTGATCGTCAAAGGCCGCGAACGCTACTGGCCGTGCCGCAACCTCAGTCCCGAGCCTGGTGACTTCTTTGTACTTGATCCAGACGACTATGCCGCAGCAGAAGATACCGGCGAAATTGTGGCTATCTTCCATAGCCACCCGACCACAAATCCAGAACCGTCACAAGCCGACCGTGTTGCCTGTGAAAAGTCTGGTTTGCCTTGGTACATCGTCAATCCAAAAACCGAAGCATGGGGTGAATGCAAGCCCAATGGCTATATGGCGCCATTGATTGGCCGCGAATGGGTGTGGGGTGTACAGGACTGCTGGACGCTTGCCCGTGATTGGTATGGTGAACAAGGCATTGTGTTACCTGATTGGGAACGGCCTTTGACCTACGCCGAGTTTGAAGCAGATCCGATGTTTTGCCGTTGCTGGACAGAAGCAGGTTTTACACGGGTAGTAGAAGAAGACATTCAGCCAGGTGATGCAGTGTTCATGTGCGTGTCAGGTAGTGGCTTGAATCATATTGGCGTTTACCTAGGCGATCAGATGTTGCTCCACCATCTTGGACCTAACCGACTTAGCAGTCGAGATCTTTACGGCGGCTGGTTAATGAAATGCACTGGATGGGTTGGACGACTTAAACTTGATAAAGGATTGGTGGTCTAATGCGCGAGATCAGGGTCTACGGGGCATTGGCCAAATTTCTTAAGCGCCGTGTGTTTCGCGCTGAGGTAGCAACGGCAGCTGAGGCAGTGCGTTTTCTAGCGGCAAATTTCCCTGCGGTTGAAAAGCACATGGCTGATCATCATTACCGGGTAAGCCTTGGAGAACGTGATCTAGCACTAGAAGAAATTTACGATCCGGCTGGTCAGCAGATAATCAAGATCGCGCCTGTAGTAGCTGGTGCCGGTGCGGTGGGAAGAATTATTGCAGGTGTGGCATTAATTGCATTAGCCAGTGTGGTTACCTTTGGCACTCTTGGAGGGGCAGTAGCCGCTGGCGTACTAAATAGCATGGTATTTGGATTGGGCGCCAGTTTGGCACTTGGTGGTGTTGCTCAACTGCTTACACCTACGCCATCGTTATCAACTGGTGCTAATTCAGATAACGATGCCCGCAAATCTTATAGTTTCAGCGGCATCCAAAATACATCACGCCAAGGAACACCCGTGCCAGTTGTTTATGGCGAAGTGATAGTTGGTTCTATTGTCATCAGTGCTGGCATTGACATTGCCCAGGTAGCTGTATGACTATAATTCGTGGCGCAAAGGGTGGCTTTGGCAAAGGTGGCGGTAAGGCACAACGCACACCAACAGAGGTGCCGGATAGCCTTGTCTCTACATCTTATGCCAAAGTAGTTGACCTAATTTCAGAAGGTGAAATTGTCGGCTTGAAGGATGGTTTGAAATCAGTTTATGTTGAAAATACGCCGCTTCAAAATGCAGACGATACTTATAATTTTCAAAATGTAACTCTTATTACGCGCACTGGAACACAAGCGCAAGATTACATACCAGGTTTTGATGATATCAGTAATGAAGTAGCTGTTGGTGTCACAGTTCTTCAGGCTACGCCCGTTGTTCGCACCATTACTGATACATCTGTTAATGCTGTGCGAGTCACCATAACGGTGCCACAGCTTCAAGAAATAGGAAACAATGGCGACATTGGCGGGGCTTCTTTTCGGGTTCGCGTTCTGGTTCAATATAACGGTGGCGGCTATAACTTAGTTGTTAATGATGTTGTAATTGGACGCGCATCACAATCGTATCAACGCCAGTACTCAATAGATCTTTCAGGTGCTTTTCCGATTGACGTTAAGGTTGAACGATTTAACCCAGACAGTACAAGCGCTAGACTTATCAATGCCTTTAGCTGGAGCAGCTACACAGAAGTCACCTACGCAAAACTTGCCTATCCAAACTCTGCACTGGTTGGTGTTCGCATTGATGCGGAACAATTCAACAATATTCCAAGTCGTTCTTATCGTATTCGTGGCATTAAAGTTAGAATTCCAAGTAATGCCACAGTTGACAACGCTACTGGACGTGTAATTTATTCAGGCATCTGGGACGGCACATTTGGCGCAGCGCAGTGGTCTACTGACCCCGCATGGTGCTTGTGGGATTTGCTTACCAGCACTAGGTATGGATTTGGCAATCATATTGATACCACACAGCTTGACAAGTTTGCTTTTTATTCAGCTAGTCAGTATGCCTCGGCCTTAGTACCAGATGGTTTTGGCAGACAAGAACCACGTTTTTCTTGCAACATTAACATTCAAACCGCAGAAGATGCCTACAAGCTGATCAATGACATGTGCTCGGTATTTCGTGCCATGCCATACTGGAGTACTGGTGCGCTAACTGTTTCACAAGACAAGCCAGTAGATTCAGCTTATTTGTTTACATTGGCAAATGTAAGCGAAGGAGGTTTTACTTATAGCGGTTCTAGCCTCAAGACTAGACCAACAGTTGCAGTTGTTCAATACAACGATCTTAATTTGCGAGATGCCGCGTATGAAGTCACAGAAGATCAGGCTGGAATTGCCAAATTTGGAGTTATTAAAACTGAAATAACAGCTTTTGCCTGCACATCCCGTGGCCAGGCACACCGCCTTGGAGAATGGTTGCTTTATTCAAGTCAAGCAGAAACTGAAACTGTTTCCTTTAGTGCGTCTATTGACGCTGGTGTCCTTGTCAGACCTGGCCAGGTTATTGAAATCAGTGATCCTGTGCGGGCTGGTGTCCGACGTGGTGGACGTATTCGATCAGCAACAACAACAGCAATCACAATTGATGATGCTACTGGCTTGGCAGCAACAAGCAGCCCAATGCTTTCAGTTATTCTTAGCGATGGCACCGTACAGGCTCGGGCAGTTTCAACGGTAATTGGAAACGTCATTACTGTTGCCACTGCATTCAGTTTGGCACCCAATGCCAACTCGGTTTGGATCTTTGAAAATTCAACGCTGCAAACAACTACATGGCGTGTGCTTGGCGTACAAGAACAAGATCAAGCTCAATACAGTATTACAGCATTAGCTTATAACAGTTCAAAGTATGACTACATTGAACGTGGTGTGCCTCTTCAGGTGCGCACCGTAAGCAATCTAAATAACGTTCCAGATGCACCAATAAACCTCAGCTTAACCGAAGCGTTATACTCATATCAAGCACAAGTACGTTCTAAAATTATTGTCAACTGGCAAGGTATTCCAGGGATTAACCAGTACATTGTTAAGTGGCGTAAAGATTCGGGAAACTGGACGACCATTACTCGCCAGCAACAAGACTATGAAATCCTAGACACGACACCTGGATTCTTTGAAGTCAACATTTACAGCCTCAGCGCTGGCGGTCAATCCTCAGCCACACCGTTATCTGGTTCCATCTCAGCGCTTGGCAAAACTGCGCCACCAAGTAACGTTACAACTTTTGCCGCTACATTGGATCCCGATGTTGGCATCACACTAAACTGGAATCCAATTACAGATCTAGACCTTCAAGGATATGAAATTTGGCAAGGTGCTTCATGGGGTAATGGCATCAAGCTTGGTTTGTTTGCTGCTACCAGTAAAAAACTTGGCTTAGTTGATCCAGGAACAACAACGTGGTGGATCAAGGCACTAGATACCAGTGGTATATACAGTACAACAGCAATCAGCGCGTCAATTACAATTGCAATAGCACCGGCTCCAACCGTAAGCGGTGCATTTGCCGGTGAAAACTTTACACTTTCTTGGAATGCGGTAACTGGCAACCTGGCAACTGTTGTCTATGAAGTGCGATATGGAACAACATCTAGCACTTGGGCAACAGCCACCTCCATTGGCACTGTCAAGGGAACTACCTTTACGAGTCAAGCAAACTGGGGTGGTACTCGTCGATTCTTTGTTGCAGTAATTGATCTAAATGGAACATACGGCGACAGTAATTATTTTGATGCCGTTATTATTCTTCCATCGCAACCCAGCATTAGCCAGCAGGTAATCGATAATAATGTTTTGCTGCAATGGACCGATTCCACGCAAACATTGCCAATCATTGTTTACGAATTGCGTAAAGGTGCAACCTATGCAGGTGCCACCGTAATTGGCACCAAGCAAGGCAAGTTTACTACTGTCTTTGAAACTGCATCAGGTACCTATACCTATTGGCTGGTAGGCATTGATTCCGCTGGCAACTATGGAACACCAGGCAGCATCTCCGCTCAGGTTAATCAACCACCTGATTACATATTGAAACTGGATCAAGACAGCACTTTCAGCGGCACAAAAACAAACCTTGCAGCCGAAAGCAATAACCTATACGCCAATATCAACACCACGGAAACTTGGCAGTCACACTTTACAAGCCGTAGCTGGAGCACACCACAAGATCAGATCAACGCAGGTTATCCCTACTATGCAATGCCAACACCAAGCAC